GCTTACCGCGATCTAGGATCTGTGCTCAGGTCGAAATGAAATGGCGTAGAAGTGAAGCCCTGCCGCAACGCGGCTCGGGCATTTCGCTGTTGGTACCGTTCCGTACGGATCACGGCCGACGCGAAGAGACCTGGAATTGGCTAAAGCGGTATTGGGCGTATGAGCTTCCAGGCGCGGAGATTGTCATAGGCACCGACGACCATCCAGCGTTTAGCAAGACATCGGCTGTTAACCGAGCTGCGGCTAAAGCTACCGGTGACATATTCGTTGTGCTTGATGCCGATTGCTACATCGCTGGTGACGTGATCCTTGATTGCGCTAAGCGCATACGTGCCGAGCGTGATAAGGGTAATCACCTCTGGTACATGCCTTACCGCTATTTCTACCGTCTGACTGACACAGCATCTCGTGTAGTGATCAATTCAGATCCGGCACTACCGCCAAGGTTCTTTGCCGCACCTCCTAACGTAGCGGCTACACAAAATCAGATCGGAAGCGTTAACGGCCATTGGTTCGGAGCACTTATTCAGCTAATGCCCCGAGAGGCTTTTGAGGTTACTGGCGGTATGGATAACCGCTTTCACGGCTGGGGCGGCGAAGATGTCGCTTTCATGCACGCGGTAGACACACTGTACGGAAAACATAAGACATCGGATAACGGTGTAATTCACCTCTGGCACCCGAGCATTGGCGATGACGTTAAAACCCGGATGTGGGACGGTCAGGAAAAGCCAGGCAATAACGGCAATCTCGCCGGGCGGTATTACGCCGCTAACGGTGATCGTATCGCCATGCTGAGGCTTGTCACTGATGCGCACATTAAGGGATAACGCATGAAACTACTGAAACGCTCGTATAATCACATAGGCCAGCGTGGCGCTCTGCTACTGGTATTCGCTGCAACGTACATTGCTTACGGCGCTGGTTTGCTGTTCGGCTACCACCCGACCTTTTCACGAGCGCTTGACGTACCGGTGAGCATGTTCGGTTACCTGTTCATTGCGGCCGGAATTGTCTTCCTGGTCGGTGCGATCTTCCGGTTTAGCCGTGTGCCTTTCTCGGTAGCTTTGTCGGTAACAACTTTCTGGGTCTTTATGTTGCTGATTTTCTGGTCAACTCACCGAGGTTTCGCATGGGTTGCGGTTATGCCTTGGGTAACAATCGGATTTACCCAGTTGATTTCGGCTTTGCAACCCGATTTGCCACGCGGCGTTCTGCTAATGCCTAAGGCGCTTGACGACACAGATCCCGCTATGCGGGCTATTGAGTATGTCGATAAGGTTAAGAAAAGGACTCTTGATCATGCCAATGCCCAAGACCGCGCTACCCGGTGATTTCTTTCTTGTCAGCTTTGACGGTAAGAACCCGAACTTTGACAAGGGCGTTAAGAACTGGCTTACGCACGGTGGCCTTATCCGCATCGGGCAATTCCTGGCCGGTACCGGTTTCGCTCAGTACGAACACGCTGCGGTCTACATCGGTGGCGGTCTCATCGTCCAGGCGGCCAGCTCGGGCGTTAACATCGCGCATGTAAGCGACTATGACGGTTACGACACGCTCTGGTCTACGGGCATCATCGAGCTTACCGACGCTCAGCGCTTGGCTATCTGTGCGGCGGCTCACAGCTACGTAGGCGTACCGTACTCGTGGGTTGACTACGCAGCCCTAGCGGCGCATCGTCTGCACTTGCTCCCGGCAACCAGATTGCTTAAGAACTACGTTGCTTCTAGCAAACATATGATCTGTAGCCAGCTTGTAGACCAGTGCTATCAAGACGCTGGAAAACACCTGTTTAATGACAACCGCTGGCCTGGTTATGTGATGCCTGGTTCGCTGTACGTACGTCTTACGGATGGCTGATCCTGCCTACGGTTACGCTCACCAGAAAGAACGGGCTGCCGCTATTGCGGCAATGGTGGATGGTACACGGTGCCCGTTCTGTAAGCGGCCCATGTGGAAAGCCAGGGCTAGACTACTGGACTATGACCATGTGATACCCGTTGCTCTTGGTGGTATGGATGGACCTAAGCGACTAGCACACCGTACCTGTAACCGTAGGGCTGGTGCTGCTATGGGTAACCGTATGCGTGGTAGCACAGCTACGTACGTTAACACACCATTGACCAATCGTCGTCGTGCCAAAGTGAAAAGCGAAATTGCAAATCGAAAAAGACAATTGCCTAAATGGTGACTCCGACCGGTCTTAACCGATCATCTTAACGAATCGCCTTTGACGCTAGTTCACGAAAGCGGCCGGTATGGCCATGGGGTCTGTTAAGGGACCGGCGTACGCTAACTGTCGGTAATGTCCGGTTTGTGTCTTTTTTAGTGGTTTGGCACCTAGACCCCGCACCCCATGTCACATTCTCTAGAGACCCGAGTTTACCCGTCGTTTACGCAGGTCAGAGCCTTAGGAGGCGCTGTGATCTTCCCTCCGGCCGCGTCTGGCGTGCCTACACCACCTCAACCACCCGGTAAGCACGCGGCTACGCCTGCTCCTACGTCACTCACCGTACCCGTTTTCAGGGGTTGCGACCGTTGCGGATACAGCAAAGATGGCCAGCCGCTAGCTAAGGCCCTATTCCAGATTGAGACTACGGGCGGTTCACTCTATTTCTGCGGGCATCATTTCCGCGCTCATTCTGACGCTATTCTTTCGCTCGGTTACCCGGTTCGCGAGGTTCACTTATGGCGGCTAAACCCGATAAGGGAATGGGACCGGTTGAATCGGGCGTGAGGCTTTCTCTGGTAAAGCTCGGAATCCTAGAACCTGTCACCGCGCTTGAGTGCATGGCTATTAACCTCGCGCAAGTGCTTGACGGTACTAGCGAAGTATTCAAGCTTGACGATAACTCGAAATTCAGTAAGGACCCGACCGGCTCAGTTGCGACGATTAACCGCGAGCTGAGGCTAACGCTTGAGGCTATTGCTGACCAGCCGTCACCGACGAAAGACGCGGTGCAAGAGATAGCAGACCGCTACTAAGGACACTAACCAATGGCCGAATTGCTTATAGGGCATCAACGGCCAAGGTTGGAATCCCTGCCCGCTAACGTACGGTTTACGAACGCGGCCGAGGACACCATTGAGCTTGCGGCGCTGGCGGGCCTTCACCTTGACGACTGGCAAAAGTATGTCATGGGCGGAATGCTCGGGCGTGACGAAAACAAGCTTTGGTCAGCTTTTGAAGTCCTGCTTATTGTCAGTCGCCAGAATGGTAAAGGAAGTATCCTAGAGGCTCGTGAGCTTGCCGGGCTATTCCTTTTCCCGAGCGATCGATTGATGATTCACACGGCACACGAGCACAAGACCGCTAGTGAGCACTTCCGGCGCGTCTGGTCTCTAATCGAGTTCACTCCTGAGCTTTCCAAGAAGATTGCCCGGCATTCTACCGCTTATGGCCGTGAATTCATTGAAACTAAGGCCGCTCCGACCATCATTCTCGGTGCTGGCGGTAGTGAGATCAGGCGGCAGGACGGTAAGCGTCTCCTGTTTATTGCGCGTAGCACTGGCTCTGGCCGTGGCTTTACCGGTGACTTGCTGGTCTATGACGAAGACATGATCTTGGACGCGGGAAGCGTGAGCGCGTCTCTGCCGAGCTTGTCGGCCAGGCCCAACCCTCAGGTCATCTACGCGGGTAGTGCTGGTCTCCCGACCAGTACACAGCTCGCGGCGGTACGGCGCAGGGGAGAGGCGGGCACGTCTACCCGGCTGTTCTTTGCTGAGTGGTCGGCCGAGCTGTGTGATGATTACTGCCCGGCTGACTGTACCAAGCACGATGACCCAGACGCGGAAGAGACGATAGCCAAGGCTAACCCGTCTTACAACATCCGTATCAGGCCGAGCTTTATTGAGTCTGAGCGTGAAGCTTTCGTAGGGATGGACGAAGAGTATTACCGTGAGCGGCTAGGTGTCGGCACGTACCCGGCTCCCGCTGACGGCTGGTTTGTCATTCCTAAGCGCTGGTTCACTAAGACCCTTGACAAGACCGACAACCCTCCGCGCGTTACCAAGCCTGTGTTCGCGATCGATGTAAACCCTAACCGTAGCAAGGCCGCGATCGCGGTAGCTGGGGAGCGTCCAGACGGGCGTAGAGGAGTCCAGGTCATTGACTACAGGGAAAACCTAGGGTGGATCGTCAAGCGCGTTACAGAGCTTCACGCTAAGTGGAAGCCTAAGACGTGGATCATCGACAAGCGCGCGGCGGCTGGTTCGCTTATCACTGAGCTGACCAACGCTGGCATACCCGTTGAGTACCTACAGGCTAGCCAGGTTGCTCACTCGTGCGGTCTCATCTTTGACGCGTTTAAAGAGGGCGATGTTGTCCACTACGGGCAGACCGAGCTACGCGCGGCTATCGCTGGCGTAGATAAGCGCAAGCTTTCCGAGTCATGGGCCTTTGACCGTATCAACTCTGGCGTAGACATCTCGCCACTTATGGCGGTTACTTTTGCGCATTGGGGATACATGGAATTTGGCGAAGACGAAGTAGACGTTAGTGATTCTCTGCATTTCGATCTGACGGAAATCATGCGGATTTACCGGGCTGGCAAGTATGGGCCTGAGGATATCCGGCGTCTGCACCAATCCAAGGTAATAACCGATGCTGATTTGGAGGTTCTAGCCCGTGAAGGGATACGTTTCTAAGCTACGTGCTAAGGCTTCCAATCTGTTTACTGGTTTGCTGACACCCGTGCTAGCACTTGCTGGTGCGGCGCTCCTATCTTATGGCGCGTACATGATTTACCATCCTGCCGCATTCATTGTCGGTGGCTTGCTGGTTATCTACGCGGCTTATGACAGTAGTCAGTAATGGGGCGGTTCATACGGCGGGATAGTGCCCCGCAAGCAAAGCGAGCGCTTAATTTCTGGGGTTTGTCACCGACAGACATGGTAGCTCAGCGTACCGCGTCAAGGATGACGGCTAGAGGTGTTGGCTCCGCTGAGGAAGCGATGAGTATTTCGGCTGTCTGGGCGGCTATCCGCCTCAGGGCTGACCTTATTTCAACGCTTCCTATTGAGACTTACCGCACTATTGACAACATGCGGGTTGACACGGGCGCAACCCCGTTTATCAGTTCACCGAAGTTTATGGAGTTTCTGTATTCGAGCCAGGTTGAGCTTGACCGCTCGGGTAATGCTATCGGGATCATCAGGAGTACGTATCCCGGTACGGCTAACGTGCCCGCTGAGATCGATCTACAGCCGTCTTCCGCATGTGCGGTCGATACGACGGACGGTGTAATTACCAATTACAAGATTCACGGTAAGAATTACACTCCTGACCTGATCTGGCACGAAAAGCAGTTTACAGTAGCGGGCCTGGCGGTTGGTCTGAGCCCGGTTGCTTACGCGGCGCTGACCCTTGGTCAGTATGCGACTATTCAGGACTTCGCTAGCCAGTGGTTTATGTCGGGCAATGGCCCGAGGGCTAGCCTTAAGAACACTGAAAAGAAGATCGATAGCCGAGAGGCGACCATTGCTAAAGAGTCGTGGAAAGCGACTCAGGAAATGGGTGAACCTTTCGTCCACGGTAGCGACTGGGAGTATTCGCTTATTGCGGCTCAGTCAGCGTCTAACGATTGGCTTGAGGCTCAGCGCTTCGGCCTTACCGAAGCGGCTAGGTATTTCGGCGTTCCGTCCGATCTTATTGATGCGGCGATGTCTGGCGATAATGTGACGTACGCCAACGTGGTACAGCGTAACTTGCAATTCCTGGTTATGAACCTGGGGCCTGCTATCCGCAGGCGTGAGAATGCGCTGAGCATGTTGCTTCCGCGTCCGCGCAATCTCAAGTTTGACGAAGATGCGCTTTTGCGTATGGACCCGGTTACGCGCGCTCAGATGATTCAGACAATGATTGATAGCCGTACTCTGGCACCGAGCGAAGCTCGGGCAATGGATAACCGTCCGCCATTTACGCTTGAGCAGATTGTCGAATTCGATGCGCTTGGCCTTAATAAGCGTAATAGCACGCCGGAAACTTCGCTAACCGGACCGCTCTCCCCAGATCAGGCGGGCGTCTATGCGGGTGTTGTCCCGCCAACCGGTGATCCGGCTCAACCACCTGTTGCGGCGGTACCTCCGCCCGTTAACCCGACACAAGGAATTCAGTAAATGGCAAAGTTTGATACCTCACCTTGGGATGCTTCCCGAGCTTGGGCGAACGGTGCCGCTAGCGATGACCCCGCCGCTTTCTATAACGGCATTTGTGCGGGTAAGAAGGCTGGCGATCCGAAGACTCAAGGCGCTCATGCGCTCCCGTATAAGTACACACCGTCTAGCCCGCCTAACGCTGCTGGCGTCCAAGCGGCTCTAGGACGCATTGACCAGACTGACGGCCTGACTAATAAGGCTGAGGCTCAGGCAAAGCTTGAGGGCTTGGACAAGCAAATTAAGGCAGCTAAGGGCACGTCTGCTAAGTCTAGCCCGGTCCAGAGTGTCAGGGCGTTTCGCGCCGCTCGTGCCAATGAGGTACCGGGTGGCCAGGGTCGTATGTCAGCCTTTCCGGCCGAGCTGCGGTCAGCGGTAGTCACCCGTGACGGTAAGCAGTACCTACAGGTTGACGGCTACGCCACGGTCTTTAACCGTGGCTACCAGATGTGGGATGAGGCGGGACCGTACCAAGAGGTTGCGGACGCTCACATGCTAGACCGCTCACTGGCCATGAATCCTGACGTTGCCTTTCTCACGAACCACCGTGGAATCACGATGGCGCGAACCACTAACGGTTCGCTGACCATGAATAAGGATGATCACGGGCTAGCTATTCAGGCATTCCTTAACTTGGACCGGCAAGACGTTAGGGACCTGGCTAGCGCTATTGGCGACAAGCTGATAGATGAAATGTCCTTTGCCTTTATGATCGATAATGGCTCTTGGGATGATGATTTCACTACGTACACGCTTAACCAGGTTAACATTAACCGGGGCGATGTTAGCGCGGTTAATTATGGCGCCAACCCGTACACGTCGATTGGTGCTCGTGCTCAGGCTTTCATGCGCGAGGTTATCAACATGCCTGTGTCTGTTAAGCGTGCTGCAATGGGTGTCTTGCTTAAGGGCAATGATCCCTACATGATCCGGTCTGCCGCTGTAGCGCTGGATATGGCCGCACGAGCCAGATACGACAATGCTTCGCGTTCGCTGGCAGAAATTGCAGGGGTTGACACGTCAGATTGGGATATTGAAGACCTTACCGGAGAGGGTGAGGACGCTTCTACGGGTGAGTTTGCTAAGAACGATAGCGAGCTAACCGAAACCCGAGCGATGCCCGAAGACCCGTCTACCGATCCTATCGATTCTGTTGAAGCGGAAAGCGTACCCGGCCATCTGGGGGATCTGGACGATGACGACGATAGTCCCGAGTTGAATGGTACCGATGAAGACGCACGCGCCGCTAACGCGGCGTCTATGCGAAAGCTACGCGCTATGTCGCTTAGTGATGATATTCCAGCCGAGCAGTCGGATGGATCGGAAACCGAGGAAAGGACTTTGCCTAGTCCTATTGACCTGGTTTCCATGTACGCGAATCGCTGGGAATTGATCTCAGACGAAACCGTATAAGTAGCCAAAGGCTACAAGAGGGCGGCTATTGCTAGCCGCTGGCGTTTACACGCGCACGGGTAAAGCCATTCAGAGCTTTATCTGCCGAAATTCAGACCGGCTGCGAGTGAAGTGAGGTAAATCAATTGTTCACTTCTACGGCTATTTTTATGCCAGAAAACAAGGTAAAACGAAGATGTCTAACGACATTAAGACCCTCATTGCTCAGACTGAGGTCGAGCTTGAGGCTGCGGAGCAGAG